ATGAGAGTGATAACCATGATCGGGAATATTGACACTACTTGTCGATGCATTATCGTAGAACGGCATGCTAAGTGAATGTGAATGGCCCCCGCCATTGCCGGTACCAGTGGCCCTTTCGTAGCTATGGGCATGATTGCCTGCAGATCCCGTCGAGCCAAAGGAGTTGTAAGAGAGACTCATCGAAGGAGTCGCACTTTCTGTAGTTCTCCCCCAGAAAGGTTCGTCAACACCCAGCGCATACGAATATGCACGATACTTGGAGCCACGGGCATTGACCTTTATGCTCACGATCCGGACCGTATCGGTGGGAATGAAAAACTCCGTTTCCAATGGGTGTGTGGAGTCAAGCGAATCCATGAATTGGAAAGGAAGGACGTTCCGGAGTTCGCTGAACTTGCCGAGGAACTCACCAGTTGCACCGTTATAGATTGCTCCCTTCCCGCCAGCGTAGTCCCCGATCTCAAAGTCTCCGGCAACAGGATCGATCCTCCACAACTTATTGGCTCCATAGCGTGCCCGGATAATGGGAGGAACCGCCGGGACCGCATCCTCATCCCCGCTGAGGATCTCGAACAACAACCCGGATCCGGCCGTTCCATTGCCCGGCCCTATGACCAGATTGCGGCCGACGAAATACCAGGCAAACACCTCCGCAGCATAGACAACCCGGCCGGTATCATAAGCCAGCTTCTGGGCGTCGGCACCAACGGCCATGATATAGTCCGATGCGTGGGTCTCCTCCCAACCGGTACCGTTGTATACATACACCCTCCCGAACTGATATCCACCGGTATCATCCGCTGCAAACAGCACAAAATCAAATTCCTGTGGATCGGGCGGCAGCTCAAGGACCTTGCCCAGGTACCTGGGTGCCGGAGACCCCGCCTCACCCCTGAAGCGGATCGCAACCGTCCACGTCACCCCGCCATCCACACTGAGACGGTAATAGAAGTCACCCTCTACATATGGTGTATGCCATGGACCGTCAGAGGTTGGGGAATATTGGTATTGCGGGACGATCGGAGGACGGTTGACCATTGATCCCTGGTAGCCTCTTCTCCGTACCTCGCCGGTTGAAATGGCAGCGCATCCTGAAGCGGTATACGAATAGAGCCCCGCAGATCCTCGGGTGACTGTCCGGTCTATGATCCTTGCCAAGATACGTAGATCCTCGGACTCGTGATACACCTCCACCACATCACCAGGCTTGTAGGCAGCTTCCAGCTTGAACGATACCTGGACCTTCCCATACCGCCTCTGGTTGTAGAGGGCCCGTGCCAGGGCGTCGGCAGTATCCGAATCAAAGATAGTGATCGAGGTATAGGTCTCCGGACGCCTGGCTGTGGCAGGCACGGTAACATCAGGCTTCTGCGACCTGATCAGAGCATCCCCATATATATAGGTATAGTAAAGACGCTGTGCCGCATCCCCGCTATTTAGGTATCTCAGGCGCGCGCGCTTCGCCCGAAAGTCAACAGTGAGTCCTTCGCTTATGGGATCCAATGCGACATCAGCATCCTTGGCATCCTTCACATACCACGATCCGGTAGCAAGCAGGGATATATCCTCATTCTTCAGCCTTGCCGACCCGGTCAGATACGGAATATCAAGCCATGTGTTTTGATACTCCTGCCACACTTCCCGGATGTCAGAATCCTCCGGCCAATAGTCGCCAGCTGCGATCGGTTCTCCAGGGAACAACCCATCACCATCGACTGGGGTGGATCCTTCCCATAACCTGGTATTCTCAATCAACGTGGCTTTGGACCATTCCACCTTGTCACCATCATGACGATCATACCTGGTGCCGATCGACAGCGGTGTCTGGGATAGCAGATGCTCCTCGCTGATAACGGCGATCGGGATCGGGGACTCTTCAGACCATGGCTTCCAGGTGATGTACGGTCCATCGCTGGTGATTACCATCCTACGTTCGAACAACAGGTCATCCACCGCCTGCTTCCAGTTCCCGGAACCTACGGTAACCGAGTAGTGGCGGACTGTATCCAAAATCGCAGGAGCATCCAGGGCGATATGCTCATGCAGGCCAAGGCGGACCAGAAGATCAAACAGTATGGAATGAGGAAGATCGTCCGGATCATACACCTTCCAGGGAGCATCTCCCAGGATGGGGGGATAGGAAAGATCATCGGTAACATCCCCGTCCAACAAGGACAGCTGGTCAACCGCCTCCATGGGAATAGGGCTGACCTCATCCAACCCGACGATCTGGACGGTTCCTACCGGGTCAATGTAGCCGCGGAAAATCTCCTCAATATCGGACCACACCGACACACCCAACATGTCGGTCATGGCCGTCATATCCAAAAACAGATTCCGGCTATAGTACAGAGAAAAACTTACCGAGTTGATCGAGCTTCTTCGATCCTCCCCGCACAGCGACAGTTTCTCCTGATAGGAATCAGGAACCAAAAGGTCGGAAACATCATGGATGGATCCATCCGGATAGGTAAGCTTTATGGTAAGCAGCTCATAGGTCATTGGTTGCGATCTCCTATCTTGACTCCGGCCATCTCCAACTTCTTGTAGAGATCCTCAACACCCCAGATGCCGCCGTTTATGATTACCGTAGAGCCGGCTGTAGGGCTTCCGGAAGAACCAAGCGGGGTGATGCGTACATGCTCACGACCAGATCGGTTGTCTCCCAGCATGGCCAACATGGGGCCGTTGGTAACAAAGTCGCCTCCGGATGCAAATTTGGGAACCGTACTCAAATCAACACCAAGCTCCTGGAGTTGGCTGATGATCGAGCGCAGCTCATCGGCTGTAGCTGTATTTACCTGGGCGGCCAGGGCAGCGATACGGTCAGATTGCGATTCCAGGTTCTCATCCTTGTCCGACCAGAATTTATCCCATCCGGACATGGAGGAGAGCTTTGCATCGATTTCTGTCAGCTTCGTCCTGGTCGCATCCAGTACATCGGACTGGGCATCGCCGAAGGTCCGCTGACCCTTGATCTCGGTAACACCGGCAAGATAATCCTCGACGCTGATCAGGTTCCGATCAAGCTGGCGCCTGAGAAGGTCAACCTCTACATCAAGCTGCTCCTGCAGTTGTTCGTTCAGTTTCTCCCGGACCTTTACCTCCTCATCAAGGGATGCCATGATGGAGGAATCAATTCCGGATCCGGAGCTGCTGAAGAAACCGGCACCAATGCCAGCGACGCCACCCAGGGCGAACAGGCCGATCGCTGCAGGTATCCCCGCCACACCAAGCTCGACGATCATGCGCAGGCCGGCTGCGATGGCCATGGAGGAGATCTGTCCGAGGATATCACTGGCGAATGCCTGCAATCCATCACTGATCGCATCCATGCCATCCTTGCCGGCAGCCATGGCGGAGCCGATATCCGAGAACACGTCGCTAATCCTCGAGCCCATCGCCTCGGCCGTGAAGAACTGGTCCTTCAATGCGTCGGTCATCTCCTCGAGGTGGTCTTTAAGCCCCTTGGCCTCCTCAGCTGCAAGTCCAAGCCGCTTCGCCTCAAGATCATACAGGGCCGCCCGCTCATCCGCGGTGATCAACCCCTCATGCTCATATGCCGCCATCACGGCCGCATACTCGACCAAGGCCAGTTCTGCGGCCTCCTGGTCGGTGAGCAGCTTCTTGAGCTCCGCCTTGGCGTTCTTCTGATCAGCAGCGAACTTCTTCTGTTTCTCCAGCTCCTCGGAGATCCCGGAATACCTCGAGTACAGATCATCAAGCGCGGACTGCCATTCTCCGGAGTCACCTTCTGCGGGACCTGCGGACCACACCTCATTGATCTTTGAGCTCAGTACAGAGAGCTGCTCCTCCATGGTCTCAATCTGGGTCCGGCCAAAATCGAACGATAGCGGTATGTTCATGGAGAAGTCACTCGCCGAAATATCCCCGAAGAGTGCCTTCATGGCCTGCTCGACCGCAGACGGCTCTACCTTGTTCAGCTCGGCAAGCTCATTCACCTTCTGTTGGATCACCGCGTCATACATCGGGATGCGCTTGCGCGCCTCATCGATCCATGGAGGAGCCTCATATCCTGATTTCTCCCACCACTCCACAGCGGTACGGTCGATCTCCAGACGCTCCTGCAGTGCTGCCAATTCATCAGCTGCAAGCTTCTTCTGTCCCTCGGCGGTCATGGCATACAAGGCTGCAAGCTCGGTGGTTCCCTGCTTTTCCTTGTCAAGCAAGGCGGCTTCCCGATCGGCACGTTCCCTGGCGTTCTGCTCCCTGCTTGCGGCATCGGCCGCTGCCTGTGCCTCGGAGGCTTCTATCTGCTTCTGAATCGCAAGCCGCTCACGCAAAGCCTCGGCGATCGACTGCTGATTCTTTATATAGTTGCCCTGCATGTGCAGGACATTCTTGGACGACGCCTCATCCTCGACGATCTTGAGGGCGACCTCCAGATCCGTGGAGCTCATCTGTGAGATGTACTGGTCCAGGGATCCCTGCAGCTGCTGGAAGTTCAGCTCCCCACTGATCTTTCCCGCTTGGCGCTTGTCCAGGAATCCATCGATGGAAACAAGCAAACCTTGGAACCACCAGGTACCCAGGATGTCCTCGCCGATCGCACCCCACAGTTCCTGCCACACCGTCTTGAATTGGCGCAGGCTACCGCTGGCCGAATCGTTCATGGTCTCGGACAACCCGCCCACCCTTCGGTCGAGCTCGGCCAACAATATCTGTTGGGCTTGGTACACTTCTCCAAGCTCCATAAACTTTCTGATCTGCTGCTCGGTCTCAGCCGTGAGGACCACCCCGCTTTCCCTGAGCTGTTTGATACCCCTGGAGGGATCCTCCATCGCACGGCCAAGCTTTTTGGCTGCGGCGGTAAAATCCTCACCCCAGAGGGAAGCAAGGTCGGCGGACAATTCCAGCGTCCGGGAGAAGACTTCTCCGGAGATATTCTGAAAGACGCTCAACCCTGCAGCGGCGCTGATGATGGTAGCCTCCGCCAACCCGGTGCTCTTGCGCAATTCAGACGCCATTGCCTTGATCTCTGCAGCATTGTAGCCGATCGTGTTTCCGGTAGCCTGGAGGACTCCCTCGAGCCGCATGTAGGAATCGATGTTCTCAGCTCCAAGGCGGACCATCTCCTTGAACAGCTTGATTCCTTCGCGGATGGTGAAATAGCTGGTGATCAGCTGGATGGCATATCGCTTGAGGTTCTCGGTATTCTTGGCGGTACTTTCGGACATTTCATCCGAAGCACCCTTTGATTCATTGGCAGCATCGGCGTATTTGTCCTGCTCGGACGACGCAGCGGCAGCGGCATCGGCAACGTCCTCGTAAGTCTCCGAGGCTTCCTTGGCGGCTGCAGCCACATCCTCGTGAGCCTGACTCGCTTCTCCGGAAGCCTGGGACACGGACTGGGTGGCATCCCGAAGTTCATTCTGGGCATCGGCCAGCTGGCTGGCCACACGGCTTGCTTCGCTGATCTCCGGAGACAGGCGACCGACCTTGGCCGTGGAGGCGTCGGTGGCAATGCCCAGGGCTTCCTGCGCAGCTTTCGCGTCATCGACACTCTTGCGCCAATTCTTGAGGACTTCCTGTGCGTCTGCCTGATCAGCCTGTATGATCAGCTGTAGGATATCGGTAGTGATGGTGGCCATGGCATCTCCTGATACCATGATACAAAAAAGCCCCGATGATTTTTCTCACCGGGACCGGGCGTCGGCCTGTGCCGACTCGTATTCGTTTTCCATTTCAGTAAGCAGATCGATCAGTCCTGCCGTTTCTGCATCCGGACCACCTCCTCCCGGCAGGCCAAACCGCTTCCATTCCCTCCAGATATCAATCGAGTCCCTCAGTTCCCTGGTCGCATATCTGGAAATTTCCTTCCGCTTGATGATCCGACTTCCGCACTTGATGGGCTGGTCGTCATACCAGGAGCTCTTGACGACTCCAATATGTCCGTCAAGCTCTAGGCGGAAGCCGATTCGGAGTTTTTTAGATCTTCCGCAGTCAAGTCATCCTTCCAGATCTCATTCAGGATCTCGTTGAACAGACCGGCCGCCTCGCCTTCGATCTCCACCAGCTGTGCAAGGGACACGACATCCACGGACTTCCCGTTGTCCTCGACGGAGAAACGCTTGATCTTGCAGGGGATCTCCCTAATGGTGCCGTCGATATCGGTATACACCTCGAACCGGACGGACTGGCCATCACCTTCGCTCTGATACAGGTTCTTGCGGAGCGTCCGCCTTTGCCTGGCGTTTGGCTTTTGATACTCGACGACGATCTGTTCCTTCTCCGGCAGCTCCCTGTTCTTGTTGAATGTCGGAACGAACGTCCTTGTCTTCTGCAGCACTATCCTCATGCGCGTTCTCCTTTGCTGGATCCGTTTTTGTAATGACGATTCTCGCCATGCATTCTATCTGTGTGGCCGAAACCCGAACGGATCCCGGCACACACATCATGTTCTGAACAACGTCCCCGTCCTTATCGATGAAATCAACAAGCCCCGGGACCCCAGGCTTCATCCTGGACCTTACCTCAGACATGGCACCTCCTCATTATGCTGCGGGAATGGTGCGCTCGACCTGCTTCCTCCACCCGGCGGTGTAGTTGAAGTTGAAGCCGACCGATCCGTCCTGCGGTGCATCGGTGGTCACACTGGTCACATAGAGCGTCCTGAACAACCAGATCTCCTGCTCTCCCGCAACAGTCGTCTCGCGATAACTGAAGGCGGTCAGCAACGGGGTGCTCTTGCGCGCGACCCTGGTGAGTTTACCGGCTCCATCGTCGATGGTTCGCTCGATGAACCGGGAATCGATCTCACGCTGCCAGTCGGATCCGATTGCGTATAGCCCGCTGATCGAGCCGGTCTCATCGCCGTTGGCATTGTAGGAATACTCCCGCTCCCCGCGCTTGGCCTGGCACTGGGTCGTCTTGTCGAATACGTTGCGCGACACCGAACGGCCGCGATCAGTCACCCAGCAGGCATCCTCATCGTCGAGTACCAGGGGAGTCGCCGTGTCGCCTTCAGCAAGCGGATTGGATGCCAGTTCAGCCCATGCCGCCAGATAGACCACAGTGCCGACCTGAGGATCCTCGCCATCGACAATGCCGGAATCCTTGACTCCATCGAAATTGCTTGCCGCACCAAGTGACTCGATCCGGCAGAAACCACCGGCAAAGGTTGCCGACGTAGAGTCGAGCAGCGTTCCCAGTGTGACAGGATACAGCTTTCCGTCGATCCCATCAGGTTTGTAGATGGTTTGTCCACTCATCTTTGCATCTCCTTCTTGAATTCGAGAACCACGACATGTGGCTCCGCATATGTGTAAGCCCATTGGCGGACTTCACTTTCATAGGTCTCGTTCTGGACGAACTGGCCGCTGTCGTTTTGCACCGACTGGAAAAGGATCCTCAGCACCCCGGCGCTTGTCGGGATTTCCTTCCACCTTCGCCCATCATTGCGGCATGCGCTCCAGATGTCCTGGACTCTCATTGACATGCCGATCACCGCCGGAAGGAACACATCCGGTCCATCCCCGCTGCCGACAACGGACCCCTGGAACCGCAGCTTGTCAAACGCACCGTTCTCCTCGGCACCGGTGAACGTAAGCCTCAGGTGGGGCTCGGCCACAGATACCGGCTGCGGGTCATACATCACCTTTATGCCATACTCGGAGGCCATGTAATCCTGAAACGCATCGAGCATGGTGGATACCTGCTGTTCGTAGGTCATTCCGGAACCCCCATATGACGCCGTGCAAGCGTCATGATCGCCGCTCGGTCATTGGAGTCGATCGACAGAAATGGCCGGGCCGGAATGACAACGCTTTTCTTCAGGACGAACACGACGAACGTCCTTCCTTTCTTTCCTTTCTTCGCGAGCACCACCCCGGAAGAACCCTTCTTGCTCTGGATCCATACACTGTGTCCGCTCGACTTCAGGCCGGACATGACCTGGGACGCCTTGAATCCATAGCGGCGCTGCAGCGTCCGTGTCTTGCTCGATGCAGGAATCCACAACCACTTGCCCTTTGCGGTGATGGTAGCCCCGAAATGGTTGGTCGCAGCCCCCTGGCGGTTTGTCCCGACCGCAACCTGGGAGGCGGTCACATGGGCGGAAATGGAGGACAGCAGCTGCCCGCGATCGCGCAGCGTATTGGATCCGCGCTTCACCGCCACAGTGAGTGGGGCGTTCTCCGGCCCGATGCCGCCGTTGATGCGACGCTGCACCGAGCTGACCATATGGTCCCCGACCTGCCTGAGCAGGGAGGGCATGGCAGCCGGCTTTACGTCCAACAGCTGGGTATGCTTGACCACGATCCTCATTGTCAGCTCCTGTCGTCCGGAAGTTTCGATATGGTGATCGGCTTGATCTTCACCACCGGAAGGGGGTTCTGGACAGCCGCGCCGCCGCTCTGGTACCCCGAGGAATCGACAGCGTCGCCGTAGGCGGCCCGCAGCATCTCCAGGGCGTCCTCGCGCTTGTCCCGCGCGACCTCCTCATTCTCCGCGTAACTGTAGAGCTCATACAAAGCCCGCTTGATGACGATCTCGCGGTTGATCGGCAGCGCGGGGTCGAAGGCTGAGCCTGCGGCTATCACCTTCGCCTCGCACCACATCGTAGCCTTATGGATGGCGCGGAGGGCAATGTCGTCATCACCGCCGGTGAGCACGTTGTAGTTGTATGTCTTGATTTCTGCTTTCAGATCACTGACGGTGACGGCTCCCATTGCTTATTCCTCCACGACCGTGAGCGGCTCGAACCACAGGAAAGCCTTTTCGCTTACCATCGGGAACGGCTTGCTCTCGCTGATGACCCTGATTCCGGAGGGATCGTCGACCTTCACCGTCTTGGAGAAGAAGGGGATGGCCTCGAGGTTCCCGTCCAGATCATCGACCGCACAATAGGTAAGCTCCGGGATGTCCTTCACCCAGGCAACCGCCTTCTTGGCAGCCACTTCCTGCTTGACGACTTCGGCTCCGGAGGAATCGCGGTCGTCATAGGATCCATCGCACAAGGTGAAGATGAATCCGGCCACGTTGATCTCGTTAGCCGTGACAGTCGCGCCCATTCTCTTGGAGTCAGGCAGCGGCGTGATCTTGTTGGCCATAGCCACGAACACTTCCGGAGATACCAGGAATCCGACTTCACCGGATGCACCCTCCTCATTGAGCTTGCGGCGGACCGCAATGGCATCGGTCAGGATGTCGGCGATGGTGGTGCCGCTGGCATCCCACTTCTTGGAAACGGTATAGGACAGGGTTGTCCCGGTACCATAGGTCACCCCGTAGCGGACAAACCCGCTATCGGCCTGCATCTGGTAGTCGATCTTGCCGGTGATAGCCTGGGCGCACAAGGCGTCGCGCGTCTTGTCCGTGGTCTCCATCAGCTTCATGACCATACGGTCGATCTCGGCCGTGACCAATGCCTGGCCGCGGGATCCGCCGTCACCCCACAGGGTGCGCAGATCGTTCATCCTCGCACCGGTGAGCAAGCGGTTCAGCCTGATCGGCATCGGCTCGATCATGGCAATCGAGTTGGTTCCGCCACCGATAGTCAGCGAGGCGCCGCCGCGGGTCACCACGGGAACGCTTCGGATCGTATCGATGTATTCGTCCATGCGCACGAACGGCAGTCCCGTCTGGGTGCGCTTGGAGAAGATCGTGTCGAACACGACAGATCTCCGTTTCTGCTTCCGCTCGATCATCTTGGAGATGGTCTGGACGGTCAGGTAGCCCTGGATGAAAGTCAAGATATCCATAGGATTCTCCTCTGTTGGATCGCGCCGCTAAAGGGTCGCGTAGATTGCGAGATGCGCCAAGGCATCGACTGCAGCCTGGGTGATATCACCGGCGGCAACACCGATGACCAGCGAGCTCTTCAGCACCGTGCCGTGCACCACGACCGACACCACATCCTCGCGGGAGGTATCGGCGGGACGGAGCGCGACGCCAACCACAGCCCTCGCCACCTCGACTTCCGGACTTCCGGACTCCTCGGCGGGTGCAGCATCGAAGGTGACGCTGATGGCGCCGGTCGCATAATCGACAGTACCGGATCCGCCGGTTCCACCGATGACACCGTGTCCGTTGTCCGTCAGCTCAATCTCGCCATGAGCCACCACAATGGAGCCGGGCAGCAGGGGAGCGGCCGCGCTCGTATGGGTGAACACCTTGTTTGTCCCGTTGACCAAGCCGGTCATCTCTTCTCCAGACACGACGGCATACGGGACGATCTTGCCGTCTGAATCCTTGGCCAGCACACAACCCGCGGGGATGATGCCCTGGTCGGACTTCGCTACCATGGGGAAGATCACAGGCGGGTGCCGCCCATCGATCACTTCCTTCGCATCGAGCGTCTGATACTGCGTTCTTGCTTCCATATGATGATCTCCTTCACCGCACCCTCAGTGCGTCAATATTTCTGTGCCAGGGACAGTATATCTACTACCGGCTCCTGGCCTCTTCGCGCATCACTGAAATCATGCCGCCGTGTCAGGTCAGCCCTGCCGGTCGGGATCGACTTCACGATATCCAAAAAACTGCCGACGATCGCATCCTCCTCATCGGAGAAATCCGAGGACTGCCCCAGGTCGCACAGCTTGTCGCTGAACTCCAGGACCTTGTCCATCATCCCCGCCGGAACGACAGCGGAAAGCTCCGCCTTGATCCTGGCACGCTGGGCGCCCTTGTACATTTTCCTTGCGGACTCCATGCGCTTGTCCGAAAAATCGGGGGAAGCTGCAGGAGCAGCCGGTGGATCGGCGGCCGGAGCCGGGCTCGGATCATCCGCATTGCCATCGGCAGGAGGCTCGGCCGGTTCATTCACAGGAGGCTCGGCGGGCGGTTCGGCAGGGGTCTCCGCAGGTTCATTACCAGGCTCGGCAAAGTCCGACTTGTGGAACACAAACGAATCGGCGAAATCCGTACCACCCTCGATGCTCGGCGCCCCGCTGTCGCGCAGTTCCTTGAGGATCTTCAGGTCCCGGATCTTGGGAGGAACCGCACCGAGGAACGCCAGATGGTGCAGGTAGCGCTTCGAGTCACTGCCCCTCTGAGGCATCGAAATGGACCAGCCGTCATAGAAGCCCTGGTCGATCGCCTCTGCAAGCACGATGTCCAGCATCACATCTCCGCTGAGGGTGGCGCTCACACCATCCTCGGATTCCTGCAGCTCCAAGGCGACCACATTGCCGAAGCTCGGCCACCAATCCTTATCCTTGGTCATGTCGTGCCCGATGGAGACGGGCGCACGGCCGTCGAATGTTTCCTTGACCTCGCGCAGATCCTTGAGGGTGATCTCGGCCCCGTCCATTCCGAACTGGCCCACCCGTGCAAGCTCCATGCGCTTGAGCGTCTTTTCCCTTTCCATTGCAAACCCTCCTTGGTTTTGCTCGAATCCCTAGACAATCCCAGCCTATCAAAAACAGCCGGGAAGAAATCCAAAACGCCGGGCAACGGGTTCATCTCGAGCGATTTCCCCCTCCGACAATCCACCCCTGCAGCTAATTTGCCCGCAAAGGCGTTTAACAACGTTGTACAACGGGGGTCTGGGCAAAAGCCGTCCTACGTAAGCTTTGAAGCCGGCGAAGCCGCCAGAGGCCCGTTTTTCGATTCAGAGCAAAGAGGCGATGAAAGCCTCCCTCTCGCCCTGGTCCACCAGATCCCTGAGGTACCGGACATGGTCCATGGTCAGGTACACGATCCTCCCGCCGATATTTACGGCAAGCAGGGATATCTCGCGCCTCGCCGACACATCGACCAGCGCCCTGGCCAAGGCGGCTGCGATCGACGATGCCTTGGATGCGGGGACCTCCAGGTATGCTGATCGAGCCTGCTCGAACAGGCTTCCGATCGACGCCGGCTTCCCGTCGAACCGTGTGAGCGCCCACCGGTCCATCCCGTTCACCCAGGCGTTGCCGTCCGGGGTGAGCTCCACATACCAGCCCTTGTCGTTGGCAAGATCGGCAGCCATCGATGTCGCAGCCGATTTCCCCATGGTATCCGGATAGCGCACACCACCCTTGGAAACCTCCATGGATACCAGCCCGGCTTTCGCCTTGGCAAAGTCCTTGCACACCGTTTGTCCCACCACGCCGTTGAGCTCCTCCTGGATCATGGCCCTGGATATCCTCGCCTGCTGAGCCGGTGTGACGTTCCACAGCGCGTTGTCCTTGATCGGATTATGGCCGAAGGATCCCTGCGCCGGTTTTACATACTCGGGCGACGGAGGGGCAAGCTTGGACAGGTCGTAGCCCACCGCCTCATCGGCATAGATGGCCCGCACGGTACTGCGGCAGTTGTAGTGCAAGGGCGGCCAGTTTGCCTCCCACCACGGATCGTCCGGAGGAAGCACGGTGCCGGTACGCTGGGCGCAGATGTCGGTCTGCCGGGCGTCCTCGATGCCTATGAATTCCAAAAGCGCCGGGGGATTGTTCTTGAACTGCTGGGCGCGTCCGGCATTGTAATCGCTCTGGATGTTGGTCCGGTAGACGGTCTCGTAATACCCCGCCTGCCCGCTGGCCCATCCCGATGCTCCCATGGCGCCATCCAGATCCAGCGACTGTACGAACGGCTCCACCCCCGAGGCATCGCCCTTCAGCTGCGCCAGGTAATGGGTCCTTGCCCGCTCCACCGCATCCAGCTGCGCAAGCCTTCCGACCGTCCATGCCATCGCCCGCAGGGCGTCGCTGACCTGATAGTAGTCGTCACGGGTCAGGGATATCCTTCCCTGGGAAAACGCCACGGCCTCATCAAACGATAGCGGCTTGGGTACCGCATCGGCGAAATCGGAGGACCCCGGAGCGACATGGCTCATGCCGAGCATGAAGGATGCGATCATCACCTCATAGGTGCGGTCGACGATATCCTGATCAACCTCGGGGACAAATTCATTCTGGAGTGTCTTGGCATCGGCCTTGACCGCAGACAGCCAGGTGCCGAGGGTCTTCCCCACAGCCTGCTGGAGAGCGGGGAACGCTGCTTCCTCAAGGTCTATCACCTTGCGGATCTTGTCAGCCTCGTCCATCAGCGTCTTTCCAGGATCAGGACTTTTTTTTTACCTTGGCCGTCATCTGCAAACTCCTCAACCTTCTTCGGCCGCGGATTCTTTCCCGCACTACCCATCATCTCGGTAGCCTGGGCGTCGGTGAGGTTGAACAAAATCTTAAGCTGGGCGAGGCCGCTGTCGCGCGGCAGCTCTCCCATCTCGACAGCCTTCACGATCCAGGTGGCTGCCGTTACCTGGGCGCCGTTCAGTGTGACCCCCGCTCCGGTATCATCTATGGCCAACCCCTCCTTGTTGGGATCGGCTGCAGGGGAAGCAGGGGGAACGTCGGCGGGATCCTGCTTGGAAGGATCCTCGCTCGGTCCAGGTTCTGGATTCTGGGAAGACGAACCGAACGACGGCAGCGGCATGCCCATGCCGTACTGAAGCGGCTGCAGCGGCTTGATGAACGCATCACCGGCGACATCCTCATCAGGCTCGGCGATTCCGTACCGGGAATAGAGCGCCCGCTTGGAGACAGGGATCTGACGGTCGAGCGCCTGACACACCGTGCTGAAGGAGGCATAGTCGCCGGTGTCGATCATGAAGTCGGGCGTATCGGTATCCTTGCCGAAGTTCACCTCGATGGAGATGTCGATCAAGCGCTGCATGGTGTAGGCAAGAGCCCTCGCGTCGTTCTCATATCCAGCCTGCTTGGTCCGTTCCTGTACCGTACCCAAAGCCTGGGTGCCGGTATCCGATGCGTTGGTTGCAAGCGATTGGCCTGTCATGGCATAGGCAATCTGCAGATCGCATGCCTTGATCAGCACATCGAAGTCGGAAACGGCACCGGCCATGGTGAGCTGCTTCAGCTCCTTGACATTGCCCAACGCGCCTCCGGATCCGCTGGTGACCAGGCTCACCGCCTCAGCCACCTCCTCTGCAAGCTGCCGGGACTTGGCCGGGTCGCTGTTCTCGAACAGGGCTGCAAGGGAAGGAACGCTGAACTTCTCAGTAGCGGTCAGCCAATATTGCCAGCCAAGGCGTTTGAACTGCCAAGGCCAGTATGCGCTGCGCATATAGGCCACCCCGTAGGGTTCGTTGTAGGAATCTCCCTCCACCCGGTGCACGATCCACTTGTACGGCTGGTCGAGCAGCTGGTCGCCCCAACCGACATACCACATCTCGCCCTCATCGTTGAACCGGTAGTTGTTGATATTGTGGCCCTTCAGGCTGTCGATGTACAGCCATCCATCGGAGTCGCGCTGCCACAGGATCTCCGCCGGGCGGAACCCATACTTGAGCGCCCCGGTGAGCAGATACCAGGCGAACTTGCGCATGCGCTGCTCGGTCAGGTACTGGTCGCGGTATTCGTTGATCCGCTTGTCCTCGGTGTCGGTGATGTATACCGGCAGGTTCGTGGTACCGTTGCGCCGGTCGAGGAACAGGCTCCCGATGCGTGAATCGGCAAGCATGTCGTCATAGGTGAGCAACCCGCGCGGTGTCCTCACGATCATGTCGTCCGGGTTGGGAAGGTATCGGAACACCAGCGAATCGCGGATGATCCTCAGCTGGTCAAGTTTCTTGGTCTCATCTGCCATACATGTATCTCCTCATCATTTCCTTCATCCTATTGGCCTTTTTCTGCGCGGCAGCACCCACCGGGGTAGCCGGACCGGCGGCGGGAATCACGCTGTAATAGACTGCGTCCGGAATACCGTCGTTCACGCCCTTGGTGGGGAACGCCTGAAGCCTGGACATCTCATCGGTCGGCCGCAAGGTTTCGTTGAACCGGATGATACCGGACTGCACATGGGGCTGGTACTGCATGCACCGCTTCTTCTTGGACGATCCGCCCGGCTTCGCCCCGGCCAACGGCAGCATGATTCCAAGATCCATCGCCTTCTCCAGGAGGAACTGCTTATAGAACCGCTGGAAAGCCACCTCCTCGAAGTAGATGGTCTCCGGATTCCACATCTCATACATGAGCACAAGCTGCTCGAAAAGATCCATATGGGTACCGTATGGCTTGGACCACCAGGCGAGCACATATTTCATCTTGCGCACCAGGTCATGGGCGGTGACCGCTATGGCTGCGTCATCGGATCCCTCGGCGTTCGGATCCACGCCCATGATCACCTTCATCTTGGTGAAGTCTATGTCCTTGATATCGAAATACTGGAACCATGCCGGGTCGAATATGCGCCCTTCGGAGTTCACCGACAAGGACAGATATTCTACGTCATACACCAGCTCGCCCACATCGGCACGCTTTCGCTCAAGGTCCGCATGGGTCCACCGGCTTTCCCACAGCGGGGTGCCGTCCTCCAGCTGCGCGCTGAAGCGAAGGGCCAGGAATCCCTGCAGCTTTCCGGTGAGCACCTCATCCTGCAGCATGGTGATCGGGTCGTGGTCATTGAAATGGGTATTGACCATGACGATGAAGGAATCCTTGCCCAGGTTGAACGCGGTCCGCTTGATCCATCCATACGCCTTGGCGCATTGGTCCGGACTGTCGGCCTCAGCGTCCTTGAGCAGGTCGTCTATGACCACCAGATCGGGACGCGACTCATGATGGCGCAAGCCGCGGGCCGAAGCCCCCTTGCCCTTGCCGATCATCGCCACCCCGTTGGCCAGCACAATCTTCCCGGCACCCCATTGGGGTCCCCGCATCTCGCCGAAGTCCTTGGCCAGCAGCTCATTGTCATCCACCTCATGCTTGATGTTTTCCAGGAATCCCTTGGCATCGTCGTCGGTGGCACCGAAGAGCGCAATGAAACGCCTCTTGGCATATAGGGCGCACCACAATGGATAGGCCAAGGTCATGCGGACCGACTTACCATGGTCGCGCGGCTCCATGTCGATGATCCCACGCAGCCCCTCGGTGGCGCGCACATACTTGCGGTACGGCTCTCGGGTCCACCTACGAAGGTTCATGGCAGCATCGGCATCCACCCGGCCTTCGGTGATCACCTTGTAGATCGCCAGCTGGTAGGGAGCCGGGGACTTGGTGAAATAGTGGGACAGGTAGGTATTGCAGAAGTATTGGAAATCACCCTCTGCCCGCGCCTTGCGCAGGTCGCTTTCCCTGCGATCGGCGGTTGGCCGCCCGGCAATCTCCACCAACAGGTCATTCATTCCTTGGCCTCCAAGGTGGTCACAATCCCCATGATCCTGTCAAGAACGTCAGGGTGCTTCTTCAGCTCCGCCTGCAGACGCGACACCAGATCCTTCTTGGCCTTGTTGTAGCCGTTCTGGAAGCTCAGGCGCTGTTTGGCTATCCTAGTCTGGGCGTCAGCCAACCGGTTTACCGCCACGATCAGGTCGGTGGGATCATCGAAGGTGAGGCTGTCGATCGATTGCACAAAATCGAATACCTGCTTGGTCAACAGGCTGGTGGTGATCTCGACAACATCCGTATTGGGGTTGTCGCGCACCGTGTCTATGAGCACGCGCGCCTCGGTGGCCGCCTTGGTATACTGGGCGGCAACGCTTTTGGAGGTCTTCAGAGACCGCCTGATGGCCTCACGCGAGATGTCATATCCCTCCTCGCGCAGCACATCCTCGATCTCCTGGACCGACTTCTTGTCAGCCTCGTACATCTCGACAATCCGCTCGATGATCCCCATCAGATCGGCCTTGGATCTCCGTCCCATGCTAGACCTCCTTCTCGACAAGCACACCAGGGTCGGTGGTGGTTCCCTCGACCACATCCATGCCATTGCTGGTGGCGCGGTACATGCGCACCTTCTTGGTGGGGCGTGCCGGGTGGGGATTCTCCTCCTTGTCAACATAGCCGCGGTCTGCCAGATAGGCGAGCGCCTTGAGGATGTCCGAATACTCGTAGTATTCGTACTTGATCTGCGCGATGGACAGCTCCTCCACGCGCTCGGGGTAGACCTCCACCAGGAACATCAGGATGCTGCCGCGCAGCACCGCATGCCTGGACGGGGTGACAATCTTGGAACCACTCATGTATTCCTCTCCCTTATATCCTTGATCTGGTCGATTCTCTGGTTCAGGTGGAGATACTCCTGCCTCCAGCCGCCCACGGCCTTGTACAGATCCTCCTTGGATGCATAGCGCGTCTCGATGTAGGAGATACGCACCTCCTGCTTCGTTATCAATTCCTCGATCCTGGCATCACGCTCATCACTTCGCACGCGGGCTTCGGCCATCTGGCGCGTAAACGCCTCGCTTTGGTTGGTGATCGACTTCGCCAGGGTCTTCACGGTGAAGATGAGAATGCCGATTCCGACTCCTATGGCAAGGATCAGCACGATCAGGGTGATGGTCGGACCAAGCCCGGAGGCAAGTCCGAAGATGGTAGACAGTTCCATCAGCGCCCTCCTAATTCACCAGAGCCAGCACCAGCGCCGTCAGCGCCGCCGCGGCTGTCGCCCCGATCCCCAGCTTCAGCCAGGTGTTCTCCCGCCTCAGCGCCGCCATCTCCCGATCCGACTCTTCTGCGAAGTTCGAGAAGGAGCTGCTCAAGGCGGTCACGGTCCCGCTTGTCCTGCTCAAGTCCAGCGACCACCGGTTGTAATTGCTCGCCAGAATCCTCAAGTCCTGCGGCGATATGCTCAAGGTCTGCTGCACCTGCGGCAACACCTGCTGCTGCAGCTGCGACCTGCTCTCCTGCCGTTCCAAGATCTGCTGCATCTCCGCCACTATTTCCTGGTCGGTCATGGTCGCCGGATCCGGCAGACTTTCTGCCCGCAAGGAACACGGCAACAACAAGAACAGCAAGAGCAAGCCAACCGAGATGATGCTTCTTGCACCAGAGGATGAATTTCTCAAATGTGTTTTTCGGCTCGAGCTCCACATCGCTACTCCTTCTTGCGGGTCGTGTCATACAAACCCATGGCACTGAAGGCGGCGATGGAGCCCTGGACGATACCGGTGATCACCACCGAGTCCAGCACCATGCGCCAGCCGGTGTACGGGGTGGCGATGAATCCATAGACGGTCGCCACGGCGATCGACGTGCATAGCAGCAAAATGGGGATGAGTCTTCCGGTGGAACCGTCGGAGCGTTTCTTCAGACTGGGCTTGATGGCCTTTCCCATGCCGATCAGCAGGGGGATGAGCACCAGCAGTTGCGGCTTGATATATGCGTCCATAATGGTATCTCCTATCATGGACATGCTATCAAACATACCGTTGCAAAAATCCAATGCCCGTTTAACAGGGTTCGGAAATGGCGGGGATTCCGGCGAAATCTGAAAGAAAATACATAAAAAAGCCCCAGCGGTGGAGCCGACTGGAGCAAGGCGGAAGAGCACGGATTAGAGGATGCGCTTCGATAGAATCATAATATCAAACGGGAAGGGGTCAAGTAAACCCCCGCAAATCATTCTGTTGCGTGCAGCGTTGATTCGGCTGCTATGACATGGTCGACGCCATCCACGGTTACGGTGATCGGCGCATCATTGGGATTGTAGATGTCGATCGGCAGGTACTGGATTGTCTCCAGGTACAGATTGCCTTTTATGGCAAAGATGTTGGGAGACTCGATCAACACCGGGTAATGGACCACCAGGTCGACGACACCGGCGGCAGGCTGGGAATATCCCTTGCGCAGCTGTCCGGTGAAATTGTATGAGGTGATCAGCCTGACGATCTCGGTCATGTCCTCGCGGTACAGCACAGCCTCATAGGTACGCCACTCGAAGTCTCCCTTGGAATAGGTGAGCATGATGCGCTTGGCCTCAGGATAGACCGTGGCAGATTTCACCCAGACTACAGTGTCTGGCTTATTGCCCTCGGTGGTGACCACCTGCTTATAGAGCGCCTCGGCCTGCACGTAATAGATCCGTTCATCCTCCATCACGCACCCGCCAAGCATGAGCATGAGTGCGAGCAGGGCCGGAAGCAATGCGATTCTTTTCATCGTCGATTCTCCTCTCTACATTATTATATATGGACGGGTGCAAGCTACCTTGAACGGATAGGATCCCCGGAGGCATCCACAGGATCGGGGCGCTTTTTTGAAACCGGCTGGTCGCCCGTAATCATTTCAAGCTGCTTGAGTATGGCCCGAAGGTAATCACGCAGGGTGGCCCCGACAAATACCATCATGCCGGTCATGAACAGGACGATGGTCACCGGCCACAAGGCGACCGCCAGGAACACGAATGAAACCAGTATCATCAAAGCTCCAACTACTGCCATAGACATCTCCTCTTATACCTTATTATATATAGGCTCAATACGGATGCTTATGAAACCATCCGATCACCTTGCCAAGCACCACCACCCTTTCAGACGCAACGGTCCTCGGGGCATAGCGGTCGTTCTCGCTGATGATCGTAACGCTGCTGTCGAACGGGTCAAAGGAAAGGCGCTTGATATAGACCTCCCCGTCCACGTTGATCACATACACCCCGTCCTGGGAAACCACCCTCTTAGCAAAGAACGCGACATCACCATCGAAGAGCATCAAGCCAGTCATGCTGTCTCCCCGCACCTCGGCAGCCCCGATATCCTCAAGCTTGTATCCGTTAATCAGTATGTTGGGAATGGGGACCATACGCCTGATGGTATCCTCGGACAGATATTCCTGGCCCGGCCCGGCAGACAGGCGTTGATGGATAAGGGGAACCAGGACGAAGTCGTCCGTGCTCTTCACCGGAACGGATCCGCCACGCGGGGTGATGAACGTCGCAACAGGATCCTGATCGGACTCTTCAGTCGCAGCCCCAGGGGAAGCGAACATATCCCCCTGTCCGGTGATAAGCCAATTCATATCAACCCCCAACTCGGCAAGCATCGTTTTAAAATCATCCGGTATGGATCGCTTCCCTATCTCATATTGACCATAGGTATTTTGTGCGATTCCAAACCTTTGGGCGAATTTTGCCTGTGATTCTCCGTATTTTTCTCTCACTTCCCTCAATCTGACATATATATCCATTTTCCCCACACTTTGTGGTTGACAACCACATCAATATGAGATAACCTCAAATTGTGGTTAACACCTGTGAACTGACTTAAGTCTATCGCAAAAGAGGATAGCGCGCAAGGAGATTTCAGCATGGCGGAGAAAACGGAAAAGAAAGACCTGGTCAAGGCAATGGATCCATGGGACTACGAAAAGGCAATCAAGATTGTCAAGCCGATGGTAGAGTCTCATAGAAACCTAACGCTCAAACTCGTTAAAGAATTGTTTGCAGCGCGCGAGGCGCTTGCAAATCCAGGTTTCAGATCAGATTTAACCTCTTGCCAAATGGCACGAGGTTCCAAACAAATCACGCCTATAACCTCGTCTCAAAATGATACGAGGTTCCATACGTTCGAGGAATTTCTAGAAGCTGTTGATCTTCCAAAAAGAACAGCCTATCGGTGGCTTGCCCTGTACGACCCCAAGGAAGACCGGCTGCTGGACATGGACGAATTCAAGGCCCGCAAGGTGCTGGAGTTCGAGGGCCTGATCAAGATCCTGCGCAACACCAAGAATGTCAGCCGCGATTGGCGCCCTGAGGGATGGAGCGCCGAGTGCGAACGGTATTACCAGAGGCTCCTGCTGGAGGAACGCCGCCTTGAGATCATCGAGGAGGACAACCTCGAGGAAGAGATCGGCATCATCAGCTACAACCGCCTCAAGGAGCTGATCCGGCTCGAGGACGAAGGCCCAAGCGTCGAGGACCTGATGCGGTTCAAGCATACCATGGACCATTACAAGAAGTATTGCACCCCGAAGGTCGAGGCCCGCGACCAGATACTGGTGGCGACGTTCGTCCAGAAGGCGATCGAGCAATTCCAACCCGATGTGCGGCCGGAGGTGGCGCGGGCACTCGCCGAGATCACCCTCGCATATACGGAAGAAATCAAATGACAGGAGCTTTCCGCATGAAGAACAGTGCAATCACAACCTACATCATGTTCACCGCAAGCCGCCGATCGCTGTCGCAGGCAGAGATAGCGGACCGGTACGGGATATCCCGTGAGGCGGTGAACCGGGTGGTGAACGGTAAGGCGGAATTCCCGATCGTGCGGCAGAGCATCGCGCAGGCATTGGGACATCGCGACTGGACCGAGTTGACCGCTGCCGCGGAAAAGTTCCAGCTCGACATCCAGACGATCTACAACAAGCTCTCTGCGAGAGCCTAGGAGGAATCAGGCATGATAGGCGGAAGAAGGATTACGTCGGTCGATCTGGTGCCAGTGGTGGTGGAGCCGCCCGCGGTGCTGACAGGGATCAATAAGGCAATTGTGGAAGCCATTCCCTATTGGCCGAGGCAGATCAGCATACCCGAGCTTTCAGCGCGGGTGCATGTGGAACCCAAGTCGCTGGTGAGAAGATTGCCGGCTTGCCAGGCCGTGGCGCTCATCTGTCAGGACGGCGGGGACCTATGCAAGTTGAGGGAGGACCTCTCAAATGTATAGTACCGCACTCATCGGTGGGACGCGCGTCTCATCAAAACCATTTTCAATCGGACTGGCCGGACCGCATGACGAACGCAGGAGACTGCCGCTCACACCGCAGGTCCAGCGTATGGTCGACGCCATACCGTTCTGGCCGAAGGCCATCTATCCGGGAGACCTGGCACAGCAGCTCGGCTGCAGGATCAACACCATCTATGGGTACCTGCCGACCTGCCAGGAACGGGCTCTGATTTTCCAAGACGGACAACTGTTATCACGACTGAAGGAGGACCTGTCTAATGTGGATTGACACGGCAACACTCGCCGCGATCGTAGGCAAGACGCCCCGAGCCATACAACACGCCTGCAAGCAGGGTCGCTACAAATACCGCAACCAAGGTCGGAAGATGGAGGTGGACTCCACCTCCCTTCCGAAGGAAATGCAGGACATGGTGGCCCGCAGCACCAGCGCATCCAAGGCCGTATCCGCCAAGGGCGGCATGAAGGACTTGGCACTACCGACCACACTAGGGATAGCGTCTCAGTCGGTAGGGCTTGAAGTGCTGGCGCGACAGATGTCGCCAAAGCAGCGTCGCAAGCTCCAGATCGTCTCGAAGTACAAGCAGCGACCGGCTGATGTGTCGATCGGCACCTGGATATCCACCGTCGCCGATTTCTTCGGGGTGTCCGAGAGCACCGTCCGCAGGGCTGTGGATGAATACACCGCCTATGGGATCAAGGGTAAGCCGGTGCAGAGCTCTTCGGCTCCGATTGCCTGGGATCCCAAGGCGATCGAGTACATGGGTGCGTACTACCTGAAGGCCATCAAGGAGATCGGGCAATGCACCAAGATCACCGCGTTCAGGGCTGTGCAGAAAAAGGCCAAGATCGAAGGCTGGAAAGTCGGATCGAAGACCAGCGCTTATGACTATCTGAACGAGCTGCACCCCCTGCTCGAGCGCAGCGCCAGGGGCATCCGGGATATCGACAATTACTTCTGGATCCTGCGCGATCTGGATACCCTCGCCCCGTTCCAGGTGGTCGTCGGGGACCAGCACATATTCGACTGGTGGGTGGCAGACTACGAGGAAGGCAGGATCTATCGGCCGGAATGCTATGTGTGGCTGGACATGTGCACCCGCCTGCCGTATGGAATCGCCTTCGACAAGAAGTATTCCAGCCATACCGTCAAGGAGGCGCTCCGGGTCGGACTGCACCGATTCGGCCAGTTCGGATGCACCTACAACGACAACGGAAGCAGCGAATGCTCTGCGGCATTCAATGAGATAATCGACGACCTGACCAAGTTCGACATGAAGAACAAGGACATCAGCGACTTATACCAATCGGCTGACGGAACCTATGTCGTGCTCGATGAGGATGATCATATCGTCGATACCGCAGCCAGCAGGGATGAGTGGAAAAAGAAGCAGAAGCGCCGGATCTTCGCCCGTGTGAAAAACGCCAAGGCAAAACCGATCGAGCGGTTCTTCAGGACGCTGGAAGCGAGGCTTGATGAGAAATGTATTCCAGGAAGGGTGAAGACCCCCAACGCCCCTGCCCATATCGAGGAAGCTGAGAAAGCCCGCCTTGAGAAGCAGAAGGAAAAGCGGGAGCTGTTGACCATCGAGGAATTCGTGAGCGTCGTGCTGCACACCCTCATCCTTGACGATGATTCCTATGAGAACTCAAATCATCAGGGTATCGGGATGACTCCAAGGCAGAAGCTTTACCAGAAGCAACAGGAAGGCTGGAGGGCGCAGTTCATGCCTCAGGACGACATAGACTTCATTCTGTACGACAGGAAGCGCAGGAAGGTGAACCGGGGCCGCGTATCGATCGGAACGGCCTTGTATGAAGGTGAGCCTATCCGGCTGGCCGACGACGGATCTATCGCGAAGGTCGGCATTACAGAGTTCGAGGGTGACCGCATCGAGGTTCGTTACGACCGGTGGGACATGTCCAAGGCTTGGGCAGTCGTACCCAGCAAGGAGAATGCAGTTCGGCCGCTCAAGCGGGTGGAGGCAATCTCCATGCTCGATGACGATGCTGCCGCTGCCGCCAATGAATGGAAGCGCAATCAGATCAAGGCGGTCAGGCAGGCATTCGATATGTGCGTGAAGCCGATCGGGACACTAATGGTCAAGAGCCAGGAGGCGAAGCGGCTTTACCAGGCGAAACAGGAATTCAAACAACTGCCCGATGTCACGGACATCAATCTTGAAGAGGAGGTCCAGAAGCGCCTGGAGGAAAACCCTCCCAAGAAGACAGGCAAGATCGTGAACTTCCGTCCGGTCCACCTGTCTGAGAGCGAACGGTACAAGTGGTGCCTGGATGTGATGATCGCAGGCGGGGAGCTGGAGGAAGTGGACAAGCGCTTTGTCCAACGGTTCTACGAGACTCGGGGCGCGGACGAACGTGCCTATTGGGATACTTACAAAGCTTTGGCCGAAGGAGGCAATGCATGATCGAAAGAAGTTTCAAAGAGATCCTGGACTCGACAGGATTGTCGCTCAGTCAGATCGGGGAGATCGTCAAGAAGGATAAGAGCACCCTCAGTCGCATGGCAAGCGGGGAATATCCGAACTATGAGGAAAGAAGAAGGGAGGTGATCGACGCCCTGTTGGTTGCCGGTGTCATCAAGGAAACTGATGCGCTCATCGATGAATCGCTGGGCCGTGAGTACCGGGTCAACCCGGAGACCTTCATCCGGACACAGAATGTGGTCAGGTTCGACGACCTGGCGAACGGACTGCTCGAACCGGACTCGACGTTGAATTCGTCAATCGGCATCGTGCTCGGCCCTCCGGGATATGGCAAGACCTTCACTGCAAGGCACTATGCTTCCGTCTCCCCAGACTCTGCCTACGTGCTTTACATGGAAGGATTCACCCTTACCTATCTCATGCGCCAGATCGCCAATACACTGACCGGCGTATCGTTCAGAACCTATCATGAAAATCTGGCGCTCATCAAGGAGGCGACGGCACTCAGAAGAAAACTCATCATCATTGATGAGGCCGACCGGCTGCCGATCAGGTACATCGAAGCCCTAAGGGGGCTGAACGAATATTGCTCCGCCCCCGTGGTGCTGATCGGCGAGGAATCCCTGCACAACAAGATGCGGACGCTGCCGCGGCTGGAGAGCCGTGTGAGACGTGAGATCGTTTTTGATCCGCTGTCCATCACCGATGTGGCGCTCTTCTACGCACAGGCGGTCGGGGAGAACATCACCGATGAACCGCAGCTGTGCAAGGAGCTGCTGTCCAGAGCCCGCAAGGATTTCAGGAATCTGGTGAACGACGCCATCACGCTGTGCCAGGCGATGACGGCATCCGGGCTGAACAAGATCACCAAGTCGGCACTGTCCTGTTTCGAGAGGTGATGCGCGTGATGATCGATGCAACCATTCGGGCAACAATCCTGGAGTCGCGCACCGTCTCCGGGCAGATAAGCAAATACATCGAGGGGCAAAGGAGACCCGTCAGCTATGAGGAGATCACCAAGGTATTCCCGGACGTTTCCCCAAGCTGGCGGCTTCGCCAGAGGCTCTCTGAGATGGTTAGGCAAGGCCGGATCGCTGTCAGGGATGACGGGTCCTACATCCATCTCAGATCCGCGAAAGGCGGCAGGGCCGATATCGCTTGGCGGGCTGCGAAGCTGCTGCGCGAGTTCACGATGGAGGATCTCGCAAAGACCACCGGGCTTCCGCTCTCCTACTGCAAGGGCTGGATCCGTGCCTACCTCAGGAATGGTTCGGCCAGAAGGATCGTGGAGCCTCGTGTCGGACGTGTTGCGGTGTACCAGATGGTCACCGAGGAAAAGGTTCGCCCGCCGTTCTCGGGCGTTTAGGAGGTAATGGATGGATGCTGTGACCAGAAGAGCGATCGTCGGAAAGATCCATATGGCAAAAGATCGCGCCAGAGTCTGCCCGGACTGCGGGAGGATTCATTTCTCGGACTCATGTCCAGCATGCAAGATCGATGGACAGGCAAGCATGGATGACTCCAGGTACCGGCAATTTCTTACTGATCTCACCGGTGTGGACAGCTGCACCAAGATGGCAGAAAGGGAATTGCAAAAGGTAGCCGATGCTTTTGACAGAGCTGGATACAGCACGGCGTATCCGTTCCTATCTCCGACAAAAGAGCTGCGCAAGCAAAAGGAACGCATGAAGCGCCTGATCCTGAAAAGAGCACCCCTGGTTCTTGGTTACAAATGGAAATGCCGCATGCAGGGGATGCTCACCAAGATGGGAAAACCATCACTCGATTTTTGCGATTTCACCGATCTGCGCAAGCTGCTTGGCTGGCTCAATCGGACAGAAAAATACCAAGGAGAGTAGCAATGAAGAAATGCATCGATGGAAAGATTCACTATGAGAATTCCCGTGGCGCATGGGTGCCTGAGGATTCTATCAAACCCTTGGATTTGCTCAGGGAGCAGGTCGTTGAAAACATCCATGGGAAAATCAAAAAACTCCGCCATGAGATGATCAAGGCCAAGCAGGAGATCATCGAAGAAATCCAGGAGTTCCGCGGGATCGCCGCCGAGGAATATGGGGTGGCGCTGGGAAGCGAAAAAGGGAACCTGCAGATGACCAGCTTTGATGGTTCTGTCCGGATCATGCTGGCAATCAACGACAGCCTCACCTTCACCGAAGGAATAGCAACAGCCCAGGAGCTGATCAACCAATGCGTGAGCGATTGGTCGAAAGGCGGGAATCAGAACCTGCGGCTGATGGTCGATGAAGCATTCCGGCTGGATCAGTCCGGAAACATGGATGTCAAAAGAATCCTTGGCCTGCGTCGTCTGAACATCTCCGACGAACGCTGGGTCAAGGCGATGGACATCATCAGCGACAGCCTGAAGGTTCATTCCAGTAAGCAGTATTTCAGGGTCCACGAGCGGGACAATTCAGGCAGCTATAGGATGGTGGATCTGGACATTGGGACGATGTGACCTATGGGAGAAATGGCGGTGATGACACAACCTGAGCTTTTCAGATTTCAGCAGCAACCCGATAAGATCGGCAGGTTGTTTCTCACGCCTTTGGAGGTGTCGGAGATCTGCAACAAAACGTATGCGCAGATCAATTACGACATCACCCTGTATCGGCTGGACGCCATCAAGGTGGCCCAGTATTGGAGGATACCGGCGCATGCGATCAATCGGTACCTCCAGGACTATGATGCAGCAAAGCGGGCATGGTTGGCATGGAACGATTATCTGGCTTACCGAGAATCACTTCGGCCGGAGAGTATTCCGCCTCGGCGGAGGCCGGTGGTGGAGGATTGCCCGAGGCAGGATATCGATTGGTTTGATCTGATCGACCTGCCGATTCCGAGCATCCTGTTCGGAGCAAACCTTGCCTGGATGTTATCCATACCGATGCCGGTTTTATCGGGTGATAGCGGATGGAGATCGAGCGATCAGATATCAAGGGAGGAAGCATTGGACTACCTGGTATCGAGGGAATCGCTGAACATCGCCGTTATCGAGAAAGAGGAATGCAGGGATGACGATGATGCCTTCCTGCAATTGGATCTATTCGGGGAGGAATGAGGATGGATGGATTGCGCTTGTTTCTCATGGACATGCAGATCATCGCTGTCTGGATATTCCTGGCAGCTCTGTTTGTATTGGTTTTGGTGCTCATCATAGCACTCAATGTCATTTCCTATCGCATCGATAAAAAGCGTAGGATCGACAAGTTTTTATATGGAGGAGCGGATGAGTTTTCATTGTAGTTGCCTGGAGCAGCTTAAGAAGGACAAGGGGCTCGAAGTGGAGTTTGATATCGTATTCAAAATCAAGACGCCTGATGGTTTTCAAAAACGAATGACCTATAAGGATAATAAGATTCGATGCCCATTTTGTGGTTCTGTGTTGGCACCTAAAAAAGGTAGGAAGAAATGAGCACTAAACTGGATATCAAGGTTTTCACTGACCAGGTGCAAAAAGAGCTGGAGGACGCCAACAAGAAATTCCCGGCATTCAGTTCAGATCATGAAGGATATGCTGTTTTACTTGAAGAGTTTCAGGAGCTGATCAGTGATATTCAAAATGCGAAGTATCACTTGGACCATACATGGGATTTCACTAAAAAGGGGAATCCTGTTGAGATCCAGCGCGAGCTGCAGAAAATGCGGACATTCCTGAGAAAATCGTACAAAGAACTGGTGCAGACCGCTGCAATGGTGGAGAAGTGGCTTGGTAGGTATCAACCCGATCGCAATTGGGCCGATGGGAAAACACTAGCACGGAAGACCGGAGTATGGATGTCAGAGGAGGATGAGTAATGAAATATGATTTTTTGATTGCTTATGCAAGAGGACTGGAGGGCAAGACTTTTTCTGTCAAATTTTCAGGACAAGTTAAAAGGATCGGAACCAAGAAAAGCGTCCTGAAGGCTTGGAGATACCACAAGGAGTTCAATCGTGGATTAAATCCTCCGTTCAAACCAATTGAGGCGGAAGGCCAGGGAGAGTGCATCTCCATCTCGTACAAGCCAAGGGATTGTGAAGGCTGGGCTACCATCGTTCTTGAGAAACCGATTAGGCTGGATGTCCAGGTGGTGGAAGTTCGCGTCGAGGATATCACCGAAATCATCAATGGATCAGGAGCTACTACCCATGAATAAGACGAAAATCGAATGGACACAATATTCATGGAATCCTGTCACGGGTTGCCTGAACAATTGCCGATACTGCTACGCCAGGCAGATTGTAAAAAGGTTCGCAACTGGAAACGGTGGTGGAAAACCGTTCGTTTATGAATCTCCAGACGCTGGTCCTTACCCGGCTGGATTTGATCCTACATTCCATACATACAGATTGGGATCACCAAAGAATGCACAGAAGCCTGGAAGGATTTTCGTGTGCTCTATGGCTGATCTGTTTGGTCCTTGGATACCGCAGGAGTGGATCAATAAGGTTATGGAGTCGTGTCTTTCAAATCCGGTCCATCAGTACCTGTTCCTGACAAAGAATACTGATCGGTACGTAGCTATGGATCGATGCGACCTGCTGCCGATCGCTGACAATATGTGGTACGGGACCACGGTGACTGGCGAGGGAGGATCCTTATTTATATCTGACCGGCATCATACCTTCGTCAGTATAGAGCCGCTCCTGGCTGACATACCGAAGGTGGAGGTTGAGATCAAAGTCGATTGGATGATAATCGGGGCAGAAACTGGAAACCGTAAGGATAAGGTTGTTCCAAAACTTGGGTGGATAGAAAATATTTGCAATCAAGCGGATAAGAACAATATCCCGGTCTTTATGAAGGACAGCCTTATTCCAATCGTTGGTCCGGATGCCATGCGCAGGGAATATCCGGAGGGTATGTTATGAGTTCTTACACCATCACGATCATGACATGGAAGCCTGGTGGACTCATCCCAAAAATCATCAACGTAAGAAATACTCTGGTCTATATGGAGAATATCTTAGGTGGTGAGATATCGATCATTGAGAAAAACGCCCCGATAAAAGGGACCATGATCATGGGTGGGCCTGATGGTAAAAACGGGGTGATGGCTATTGTAAGAAACGTTCGCGGTCATTGGGCTGGACTCACAAAAGAAGAGCAGAAGCAGGTCATGGTCTGGTTCTTGCGCAACCCTGGTAAGGAGCCTGTATGAAAACTATTCTATGTTCCATCGCATGGATGGCTGGAGTGATGTTCACTTGTTCAGTACACTTTTCACTCATGCTGATCTATTTCTTAATTTCTGGGATTCTTGCATTAGTTTGGAATAAGAAATTGGATCATAAGCTATAGTTGCAGTACAAGGAATTTCACTATATTCCTGCTGGCGAGGCTGGCAGGAAGGACCCTCGGATTCGTTCGGGGGTCTCTTTTTTATCGTTTCGCGAACGAGGTTAAAAACTTCGCGAAATCGGTCGCCTAAAAAGTTAAACGCTTTTTATCAAAACCCCATTCCAAGCGTTTAATTCGCTATGCAACGTTGTTCAACGGCAACACCAACAACAAGTCAACAACACTGATTTCTCTGTTTTCAACGGCTTTTCTGGCTTCTATGCGAAATATTTATCACCTTTCACCGGAATATCCTTGTCAATATCTACTGGAATTAACACCAACCATGCACATCATCGAAAAGGTCGCCCATCGCGGCGGATCATTGCTCGCCCCTGAGAACACCCTCGCAGCCTTCCAACGGGGCATCGACGAAAAAGCTGATGCCATCGAACTGGATGTCCACCTCTCCAAAGACGGAGAAATTGTCGTCATGCACGACCCCTCCCTCTATCGCACAACCGGTAAAGAGGGGTATATCTCAGACCTCTCCCTCGAAGAGATCAAGAGCCTCGATGCACGTTTGGACTACCGGGGTGAGCCCAGCTACGACGAACAGACAGTTCCGACCCTCAGTGAAGTGCTGGATCTCATCCAGAAAGAAGAGCGGAGAGTTGCGCTGCAGATCGAAATCAAGGTGGACCAACACGGAAACCGTTATAAAGGGATCGAGGAAGCGGTGATCAGCACGTTGCGCACATACAATATGATAGAACGCACCACCATCATCTCCTTCGATTTTGAGACGTTGCTCACCGTTAAAGCAATGGAGAGCTCGATTAAGTGCACAGCTCTGGTCAGTCGAAAATTCCTTGAGCAAATCGGCATGAGAGGCCCCGAAGCTGTTGCTGACGCCATCGCAGACCTCGGTGTGGAGGTCGTGGGCATCAACTACACGTACCTGAGCGACAAGCTCTTTGAAGCGTTCACCAAACGAGGCCTTGCCATCGGGGCATGGACGGTGAACGACGAGAAGGACATCCTGCGCATCGCATCGATGGGTGTAAACTTCATCACCAGCGACCGACCAGATCTATTGAGAGAGCTCCTCTGA